AGTATACGGAGATTGATCTAAGAATTTTAATATAATTTTCCTATATTTCTCATATTCTTCTTCTCCATGAAATAGTAACTCTGAGAAGGCACTACGTATAGTCCCCTCTAACTGCACTGACCAACCACATTTGGTATAAGTGCAAATACATAACATTTTATCTATAGAATTTATGTCGAGAGGTGCAACATATCTATTTAGAGATTTACTCCAAACGAAAGATCTCTTAAGAAATGTCGCTTTATCTAGAGGTATGAATTTAACAAAATCATCTGATTTATCAGCCATTGTATATCCAATATTCCACTCTTTTAGAGTTTCATGCATAGTAATATGGTTCAACACTTCATCATCATCAATAGATGACAATATACTATCATCTCCATATGTTATAAGTCTGTGCATAGAACTAAAAGGGGGAATATGTTCCTCTCCCCGTTCAGCCATCAATTTATAATAAACAGCTCTATGATATAGGGAATTAGCTAAACAGTTTATTATAACCGTCAAGCTATTTCCACTAGGATTGGAATGTTTAGCAAGTACTATTTCACCCTTGACTAAAATATATTTGAAAATTAACTCATTTAAACAAGTATGGGCTACTGTCAAATCTGATATATTCCAGCCTGCTTGACTGAGTACCGCCATAATAATATTGGTTACAGCTACAAGCGTTTCAGTATGCATGGAGAGATCAAATTTTTTAAAATCTCCAGCCATTATCTTGAGATTACTTAAATTTTCAGCACTCAATTCCTCATCAAAATTTAGATACTTAAGTAAGTTTTCCCATTCTACTCCGTGGGCATTAATTCCTACTGCTACTTCAGAAAATTGACGATTTTCCTGTAGATATTTAATAAAGGTCATAAATATTTTTCTAGTTATAAGAACAAAAGGAGTTGGACACACATTAAAAACTCTTATGTTTCCCGATTCATTTTTCTCAGGTGATATTGGTTCGTCTTTTAACGCAGTTTTAAATATGAAGCCATACGTCTTACTGCTCGCATATTTAGACCACGCTATATTAACTTCTTTCATAACATGATCTTTCATTGACCATTTACCAGATTCATCCTGGACCATGTGATCAATTTTTGCACCTGGGAAACCATATCCTCCAGATGTTGATTTCATCATTGCATCTATATACCTACATCCAGGTATTCCATTTATAGCTTCTTCCCAGGATAACATTTTAATTCCTGAAATATCTCCATTTATCAACTGGGTACACAAATCCATTGTTGCTGCATTTAAAAAATTTAAAGGTATACGACTATTATTAAACCCAATGTGGTTTATAAGTATGTTAAACGGCATATATCTATTGGGTCCCTTAAAATTCGGAGCCACTTTTGACGTAGTAATGCCATTTTGTTCTAAAAATTCAGCCATAACTGTGGGTCCAGTTGTGGTCTTAGCATTTGCAACATAAGTATCTAGTGTTCCTAATAATTCTAAATCATTAACATTATCAACATAACTCGTGATATTAGTTTCATTGGTCTCAGCAATTAATGTATCATTATCCACAATATGTGGGTCACCTATTTGTAGTTGATTACTAGAAATTCGCTGACATAATGATGGCAATATAGGTGTTGCCCAAGAATGAGTTCCCATTAAGTTACCTAAGGTATGATAACCTAAGATACAAACTACCTGATCATGGTAAATTAATAAAGAACCACAATCTCCTTTAATAGTTGGGAATAATGGATCCCCACGCCAGTAAAGGTGAGGATGTCCTTGAGCGGGTGGATTATCTGGGATGATCTTTTTAGTAGGGATAACTTTAGTATTTCCATCATCATCTCTCCCAATGTATAGTCCATCTATAGGAATTTTACCAACATTTTTGTCAACGTTAGTCAATATATCACTTATTGTTTTTCGAGGTGAAATGCCTGGAATTGAGAATATACAAGCGTCCATATCATCGATAACTGCTACCATACGTAAATCTAATTCACCTGAATGAGTAGCCTTAACTGAGTTATTCATATACTTTACTTCATAGCGAACGATTCCATTCATTCGTTCTAAGTCAAAACTATGTTTATTAATTATCCACGTATTTCCACCAAGACTAAAAATATTAGTCACAACTGGCTTAGAGTCTGTCTGGAAATAGATCCGAGCAACATTGTTTTCAAAATATTTAACAATATCAGCTCTACTCCTTTGACCAAGACTCCATGATTTATCAGTAAACATTTTATGCGCTATTCTATCATCACTCTTAATCCATTGTTTTGTCTTAGAGACATCCTTCAAGTTATCAGAAGGACCACTAACTCGCCCATCAGCCTCAGGTTTAATACACAGCGCATTGACACAAAATAATGCTCCGCGTACTAATCTAAAAATAAAGTGATAATTAACGAAAACCACACTTATTATTATAGTGGTAGCCATAGGCGACAAATATTTTTCAGCTCTGCTACTAATAGCAGATAAAAACCAATTTCTAACATCTTGTGTAAGATTGGCTGTCAGGACATTGAGAGAATCTTCTAAAGCTTGATCTATTTGATTTTCTAGTGCTTTAAGTATCCAATATAAAATTAAAGGCCAGATAATTAATATCATTAAGGGGTTCATAAAAACCGTAAATACAGTCAAACATAGTAACTTAGTTACTGTATGACCCACTCTGGTCCACGTATATTCTACAATATGATCCCCCATCTTAATATATGACGACATAAAAAATAATAACGTCACCATTAAAGCGGGAGATGTATTTAACATTCGGACATCTGGTTCATCTGATTGGTATTCAATTAAATCTGGAAAGTTTTCCTCAGCCACTCTTCTCTCAGGAGTTAACTCATTAGAAGATTGTAGAGTCTTGTAGTAACAATCTGGATCAACGTGTTCACACATCCAGGTGCGACATTGATCACAAAATTTAACTCCATTTAAGAAGGTTGAAAAATCATCTTGGCACTGTTTATCACGATTGTGTTCAGATAGTTTATGATACATAAATCTTATAAAATCCTCAATACTGGTTGTTTGACCATTATAGATATTAAATCGAGGATCATCTGGGATAGACACTAAATTGATACGTTCTTGAGCTGATCTATCTTCACTGGACACGCGAATTGGTTGGCGAAATTCAAAAATCCACCAATCTGGCATCCCTTTATATAAACTAACTTTATGGGTGTCCAATCTACCATTTCTATCGGCAAATCTTGGTTGAACTTTAACATGTACAATTATATTGAATCTTCTCAATGCTGCATATGGTTTTGCACAATAAATAGGTGCATGAATATCTGGAATATTGGATGTTCCAATTACTAATTTGGGAACTATAGGTACAACTCCTTTAGAATCGACATCAGGCATATAAGCCATGAGAGGCACTTTATTAATTATATTTATTAATCGCGTTACTTCTTTATCTACACCTTGGACTCTTCTAGGATTATCTTGACCTATATCGTCAGCAACCCATATAAATTTGTAGGATTTATAACCATCATCATAATCAGAATCTTTAATAGCAAAATGGAAATATTCCCTCTTACATTCTAATTTATTATAATCACAAAATATCTTAGCAGCTATATCTACTAAAGATGATTTCCCAATACCGGGTGCCCCAGTAAATAGGAGTGCAAATGGGAGATCTCTCTCCTTAGAACAATGATCAATTGCTTTAATCTTACATTGTATATTCAATAATTTGTTATATAAATCTCCTACAAATTTCTTAGATGTATACTTATTAGATACTGCTCGTTTTAAGTCCGTAGCAAATAATAAAGCAGCTTCCAATTTTAATCTAAATTCTTCTGGAGTAGACTTAAAAGGCAATAAGTTATTATAATGAGATGATAACATTTCTAGTTCCTTAACATCCTTAACCCATTGTTCGATGGTAAAGTCATCATAACACAATGATCTAAAAGAACCTAAAACTATTGCTTGTTGTAATCTCTTAAATAACAATAGTACAGTTTTGGTAATAAAAATAGGAAAATCAGGTGATCCATTAATTACATTCAATCCGGCTTCCTTAATATCAGTCATAAATTTGTCTGAATATTCTACATCTCCAGCCATCTTTGCAATCATAACACTCATCAATACATAAGCGTTCTTAAAAAATTCAGATTTCTTAAAATCTTCATAATTATTGATAATATCTAACGCTTCATCCACTTTAGATTCTGATTGAGTAAATATAATGCACTGCGAAACTTTAATTAAAATATCTTGCATATTATCCAATATCTTCTTTCCAGTATATAACTTCACAAGAAGAAGAGCGGTAGCGAATATTTGAGCTTTAGTGCGAGCGTGTGCGAGCTGGTACAATCCGAGAATAAATGCTTCAATATCAATACTTGTTTTCCATCCTGAACAAATTCCCTGGTACTCAAGCAATGACTCCCAATTCGTTCCAATGAAACAATAACGTGCGCGATTACACGCATAATCCATCAAACGAAGTCTATCAGTATGGTAATTGATTTCAATAAAAATTTCATCCCAAATAAAATCTGCTTCATTAATATATAATGATTCAGTTGAAAATCTGGTGACTTCAAAATCAATTTCCTCATCAATGTAAAATCCTAAGATTTCGCTAATATTACAGAGTGTTAATATTGCACCGTAGTGCAATTCATTAAAAGGTAATTTAACTGTGTTATCAGAACAATTAACATTAATTCCTTTAATTAAATTATAGTTGTCGACTAATAGGTTCAGTGTTAATTCTGATCTATTAAACGATCTAATTTTATCCGTGAATAAAACTAGTGTATTATCAATACTAATTTTACAATTGGTAGTATCAATAATTGGCTTAAATCTTAATAAGATTGATCCGAGGGATTCATCTTGTCCCTCCTCCACTCCGCACAAAAATACATAGCCACAGTAATTTATGCGCACATTAACCATTCCTCCATCTACAAATACTTTATTTTTTGAGTTTTTATATTTATTTTTAATTAATCGTTGACATAATTTAGAAAACATTGTTGGAAAGGTTCGTTCCACAGACTTTACAGCCGTAGCGAGGTTTTACTAATTAACCTCTTGACTTCCATTCCCCATCTATAAAAATAGTATGGTATCTACAAGTTATTAATTTGATTTAAACCGGTTCACAAAGACATCACTTCTGAAGTTTACAGAAGGCTAGGTGATTGATCCCAAGGACTTACAAAATCGCATATTTAAAATGCAGAATAGGTCGTCGCATCTGTGTTCCAATTAGTGGTTGGGCTGAAACCAACTCACTCCTATGGCGAGGTTGTATTTAAATCGAGGTTATACCAAGGACGATATGGTTATAACTTTAAGGTGCATAATACAAATACACCAGTTGAGAAGGGTGTTATTAAGTGTTGGCGTCCCACTGTAACATGGGCGGGCCTAAGGCTAACATAACTTAGCCAATGTATCTCACCGAGTGCAAAGATAGACGGCAGATACTACTAGTGTTAAAACACCAGCCTACTATCATTACGCCGTACCGATAAACGGTGAATGCGATAAATCGCGTACCAAAAATGGTAAAGGGTTGGGTAGCATTTTTTGAGGTCTTGCTATGACCCTGTGCTTAAATATCGTGACCAAATGATAATTAAGACTTTCAAATAAAAATAGAAACATTATAATCAATTAGATTTCAAATTCATAAATTCAATTCATAATATATTGGAGTGCTGCTTTGCAGGTTGCTCCAATAAATTTGAAACTATTTCGCTCCTGCTTTACAGGACAACAAATTAG